GTGCGCACGGACCGCTGTGAAAAACCGGGCGCCTGTTTTACCATGTTCGCGACGGTTGTAATTGTGGAATCGCGCGGGCGGGCGTGCTCATTGGCGTTTTGGGGACGTCAGGTCCGGGGCGGTGTTTCTGTGCGATTTTGGCTAGCGCGTCGTTACATTCGCGGCAGGCTGCTCGTAGGTTGCTCGGGTCGTACCATGCCCCGCCCCATGAGACGGGGGTGATGTGGTCGACACAGGTTGCGTCGCGGGTGCAGCATAGTAACCCGATTTGGCATGTGTAGGCGTCGCGTTCAAGGATGGTGCGGCGTATGCGGGGCCACGGACCGCCGTACACCCTTTTTCGTCCTGTGCCGCCCATGTTGTGAGGTTACACGGTGGGGCGTTCGCGCCAGATTCGGGAGCCGCGGGCGCGGTCGCCTTCGCGGCATGTGCAGGGTTGGGCGGCTGTGTAGGTGTGTCCGTTGTGTTCGTAGTCGGGTGCGGGTACCCATCCGTTGTTAGCGCAGTCGGGACATTCCTCGTCGGGGGTGCGGTCGGTGTGTTTCCGGATCAGGTTTTGGAATGCGTAAAGGGTCGGCCAGCGGGTCGCGCCCGAGTCGATCCATTCGCGCCATGCGGCGTTAGCGGTTGATCCGTTGGTCGCTTTTAGGACTAGGGCCCATTCTTCGCGGATGCTTGCGGATCGGTCGAACGGTGGCGCGCTAGGGCGCATACGTTCGGCCCATTTCGTCAGGTAGTTGTCGGCGGTGATGCTGTCCAATGTGTAGCCCTTTCACCCGTCCGACACGGCTTTGCTTCGCCGCCGTTCTGTCCGGGCTGTGATGTGAGTGAGTGATGATTTTAGTGGGTTTGTCAAGTCGGCGGGTTTTTGTTGCGGCACTAGGTCGACACGCCGTTGCTGTTTTTCGGTAACGCAGTCCGTGGACAGTGTTACGGTTCGCGGTTCTGTTCGTGGTTTTCTCTCATGCGGGCGCGGAAACATGCCGGGCAGTGAGTTGATTCGCGGCCTGTTTTGCGTTGCTGTGCCGTAGTCAGCGGCACCCGTCCGCACCGGATGCATAGCCGTATGCCCATCATGCGCCCTCGTCGAGATTGTCGTAGCCGTAGGCGTCGTATCGGTCGACGGTTTTCAACAGGTAACGCAACACGGTTAGCCGTGGGTCGTGCGGCTGTTCGCGGGCTAGGCGGCGGGCTTCGATTTCGACGGCTTCAAGGGTGCCGATAAGGCGGGCACGTCCGTTTGCGGTTTTCGGTAACGCGCGCCCGGTCGGGAATTTTCCCGCTGTGTCGCTCATCACTTCACCTCCTTCACGCCAATTACTGTCGCCTTGTAGCCGTAGTCGGTTTCGTATTGCTGTTCGATCCGGGCGGCGTGTCCCCACGCATGTTCGGTGTTAATGGTGTAGACCGTTTCGGTGTGGATGCGCCGGTCGCAGCGCACTTTGACGGCGAACTCACGATAGCGGGTGGTGGTGTTGTTTTCCGTAGCCATGCCCACAGTATGCCCGCCGTGTCAGCCAATGTCAAACCTTGTCGACGATTTTTTTAGATTTCTTTCCCGGATAGCCGCGTCGCGATGTTTTGCAGGTCGGCGGGGCGCCAGATATGCACCTCGGCGCCTGTTGCGCGTAGCGTTTTTATCCATTCGGTTTGTGCTTCGGATACCTTGCCGCGCGCCGATTTCAATTCGGCGAAGATGAGCCCGTGCGTCGAGTGTGCGAGGACAAGATCGGGAAACCCGGCGTGACCTTGTATCGGGGTCGCCCATCGGCCCGACCGGTACTGTGCGGGGCGGGTGTGTTGGATTCGCCACGCATACCAGCGGGCAAGGGTGAGCACTTGTGTCTGAAATGCTTTCTCGGGTATGTCGGTCATGTGCTGTTGTTGTCCTGTTCGGTTAGTTCGCGATATTCGGCGGCTCGTAGACATGCCGCGCATAACATTGCGTCGCGTCCGATTTTGTACCTGTTCCATGCGACGCGCGGGCGTTTCTTGCATCGCGCGCATAGTTTCGCGGCGGGCATTACACCGCCCGGTATAGGATCGCGGCCCGTCCCGACGAGTTTGTCGCGGTGACAGGTTGCCCGTCGTCGTCGACAACCGGTTCGAGTAGCCCGTGACGTTCGCGTAGCGTCCTGATGACACGGCGCGCCTGCTCGTGCCGTTCGAATTTGCCGCACGCGACGACAGCCTCGGCGATGTGGTCGTCGGTTGCGGGCCCGTAGGCACGAACCCATGACAGCACGTAGGTGTGCGCGCTTTTTAGGGTGTGGTCGAGCGCGCGGGCGGCGGCGTGCGACGTTTCGGGGTCGGTCGTGCGGGCTTCGAATAGTGTCGGCTCGTCGCTCATTTTCCTAAATACCCGTCGATACAGGCCGACACGTCGGCGGCGGTCATTTCGGCGATTTCGTCGTCGGTGATCGTGTCGCCACGTTCGCGCGCTAAGCGTCTCAAATAGGCGACCTGTTTCTCGGATGGGGCGCGGCCCCCGCCGCCTGTCTGCGGGGCTTGTGGCGCCCTTTGAGCGCGTTCCCCTGCTTGCGGGCGTGTTGCCTGTTCGGGGTTGCGGTCGCGGGCGGCTTTTATTTCGTCAGCCGATGCCATTCCGGCGTCGATAGCGACACCCATCAGGCCGAGGCATCGCCCGAGCGCTGACGTGGATGCGTTCGGTTGCTCACTTCCGCGGGTGTACGGGGTCGTGCCGGGGTACGGTTCCCAACATGACGCGACAGCGGGCAACGGGTCGTCGGGTGTGCGCCACACTGTCGTGGTGACTTCGATGAATGTTTGGTCGCCTGCGGTGACTAGTTTTGGGGCGGTTTCTTGCACCCGTAGGTCGGGCCATTGTTCTAGTGCGCGGCGTAGCCGCTCGTTAACGGTGACGTAGCCTGACAGGTCGTAGCCGGACATTAGACCCACCTCGGAAGTGCGTCACGGTCAGGGTCGACCGTTGCGGTTTCGATCAGGTGGTCGATGTCGTCGAGTCGGATACGGACCGAGTGGCCGAGTTTTACGCGGCGGAGTGTTCCGGCGTCGAGCAGCCGGTAGACGGTGCTGCGTGAAACGCCGAGCCTGTCGGCGGCGTCGTCGACGGTGACGAGCCGCGGTGTGTCATAGCGTGGCATGTGTAGCCCTTTCATGTTGGGCGCCGGTTGTGGCGCGTTTTGTAGATTTCGAGACGTTGCCCGACGTCGAGCCCGCCGAATATGCCGTGCCACGGGGCGGGCAGTTCTAACGCGTATTCAAGGCAGTCGAGACGGACGTCACACCGTTCGCATATTTCGATCGCTTTTCGTGTCGTCGTGGAATATGGGCGGCGGGCGTTATTAGCGAAGAAAATACGTGTCGGCTCGTCACGACACGCGGCGTGGTCCATCCATCGGAGATTGGTCGTGCGTTGCCACGGTGGGACCGGTTCGACAGCGGCGCGGCGTTCACGGTATGCGCGGATATAAGCCGCGTTCGCTTTGCGGCATTGTTCGCAACGGCACCCGGCGCCGTACTTCGACGTTGTGCCGTGTTCAGCAGTAGTCACCGCTGAACCCGTGCCACGGTTCAAATTCACACCAGCCGATCGCCTCGGCAGCATCGGCAACCTTGCGCGCATAAAACAGGTTGAGCGCCGGGTTAGTTGCTACGTCGTCGGTTGTATGCCCGTCCGCTTCCCACAGGTGAGCCCATGTCGCGACGTTTAACTGTGCGAGGCCGACGTCGCCGGTTGATGATTCAAGCCCTGAAATGCAGCGTGATTCGTTATACAACACGCGGTCGAGCGTTGGCAGGTCGTCGCTGTCCCAACCGACCGCGGTCGCGGTAACCCACCACATAGGGCACAACGCGGACGGCGGCACAAGCGTTGTCGTCGTGACCGGTTCGTAGGTTAACCCGTCGGGTATTGCCGGGACCGGCGCCGTCAGGCTTTCCGTGTCGTGCGTGTCAGCGGATAGGTCGGGGGCGATCGGGTTAGGTGTCCACACTGTCGACGTTGTAGTCGTAGCGAACACCTCGTCGAACGGCACGAACGTTTCGACCGGCGCGGCGGTTTTTGTGTCGTCGGGTAGATATACGACGCCGACCGCGGCAAGAGTGCCAACGGTCAGCGTCGCAACCTGCGCGGCTAACTTCACAGCGCAGCCGCCCGGTCAACGTTTATTGCGCCGCCGCTAAAAGTGTGCATCATTTGCCGATATTGCTGCCGCGAATCCATTTTGTCGAATTTCGCTGCGTGGCAGTCGAGGCAGATACAGCCGGGGAATTCTTCCAACGGGTGAATATCGTTTCCGCAGTTAGTGCAGGTCTTGCATTGGGTGTTGTTTTCCGTAGCCATGCCCACAGTATGCCTGCTGTGTCAGCCAATGTCAACCCATGCCGACCAATTTTTTTGGGTTACTTGTCGGCGGCGTCGTCACCCTTTTTTGTGCCGTTACCGAAAGCGTGTTCGATTTCCTCATACGTTAATTTTCCGTCCTCGCGGTATGACTCGGCGAGGTGCTGCGCGACACCGAGCACGGCGACAGCGGCGGACATAATCGCGGCGTCGAGCACGGCAACGTCGAGCAGACCGGCACCGACCACAATATTAGGAACGGCGGCAGCGATCGCGGTTGCGACAAGACGGCGGGCAATAGTGACATACAACATCGGTTGACCTTTCGACGGTGGCGCCCTCGTGTCACATACTACAAGCCGTCAACGCCCCGGCGATGACTACGAGCACAGCCGCAAGCGTCCAACGGGCGACCCTGTGACGGGTCAGGCGTGCCGGTTGAGTTCGGCCCATGTCATCGGCCCGACCCATCCGTCGACCGGTCCGGCGTCAGGGTTGGCCTGTTGGAAGTCTTGCACCGCTTGTTCGGTTTTGGGTCCGAAATCGCCGTCGACCCATGTGTCGACGATCGCCTGCACCCATCGCACGTCGTCGCCCTGTGCGCCTTTGCGTAACGGCGCGCCGGGATATGGGCGGGTACGTGCCGGTTCCTGAGCGGTCGGGATCGGTTCGTCGTGCCAGATAGCGCGCCACACGTCGCCGAGACCGGGATCGTCGGCGACCGTGTTCGACACTTCAACATGTAGCCAGTCGCCGCCCGGCGCCCCAGAAAACGCCCGCGACGTGTATTTGCGCCACGCGCCCCGGTCGCATTTCCACCCGCGCCCGAACGGTTTCGGGTAGTAATCGAACACGGCTTCAAGCCCGAACCGGTCCGCGTTGTCGACGAGCAGGTCGGCGACACGTTGCGCGGTTTCATAGTTCGAACCGCGACGCCGGTCGCCCATTGGGCGCCATGACAGGTCAGCGGCCCGCCCGGTCGCGTGCACGCTCATTCCTTTTTTACCGCGCTTCGAACGGACAACTAGCGACCCGTTATTCCACAGACCGCCGTCGGTCGTGTCGGCGATCGCGGCGATGAGCGATTCAAGCCCGACACGTTTCGCGGTGGCTACCCTGTCGAATCCGGCATAAGGGCGTTTCGTCATGTCGTCGAGTGTAGTCAGCCCGGCGGGTCGGGTGCGTCCCATGTCGGTGCTGGCGTCCATGTGGCGGGTGCGTCGCGGAGTTGCTGCCGGTAAGTCGCCCACGCGGCGCGCTGCTCGTCGGTTAGCGGCGCGTCAAGTGTTTGTGTCCAATCTGACGCAGCCAACCATGCATCACGATGCCAACGCATCGCCCGTTGACACGCTTCGGGCGTGTCGCCGTCAAGATCACATAAAACGATCATCATGCCCCCATGTCATACAAAACAAGTTGTGCGGGTCGGTTTGCATTTCCTGCGACGCCGCTGGTGCCGGTACCAGTTTGGAACGTGCCTTCGACTGTTACTGAGGTTAGATCGGATGCAGGAACAAAGTTGACAAATTGGGTGAAGTTGTGACGGGCGATCGTTGTAGTTGCAGTTTGAGAGTTCTGCTGTAGTAGCGTCGAATTGACATAGATGCGCGCAAACACGATTTGCGTTGTGCTCGCCGTGTAGGTGAACCCAGATAATCCGATCAGATAGTTTCGGCCAGCCTTGAAACTTGCGGTGAACGAAAGCAAAGCCGTTTCGCTGGTGTTGATCGCGGTGTCAGATGTCAACTCGTCCGATGCGATGAACCCGCCGGGGAGTGCGTTCATTTCGGCTGCGGTGAGCACGCTGCCTGCTGTGAATGATCCGGGTGCAGCCATTATCGGTCACTTTCCTTTTTCGGGTGTCGAACCTGCGCCAACAACCAGCCGTACAATGCGCCACCCGCAACCCAAATTGCTGTATGCAACCACATCGGGATCATCACGGTGCCTCAGGGAAATCAGCAGTCGGACCCGGTTCCCACGTTGCAGGGAAATCACGGAGAGCCTGCCGGTAGGTTGCCCACGCTGCTGCGTTGCCGGTTGGGTCATCAACAGTCTGCGTCCAATCCGACTCAGCCAACAACCGATCACGATGCTTCCGCATACGCTCTAGCCACCATTCGGCAGGAACCTCAGCAGGGTCAAAAGGTGATCGTAAATTCATCATGCCCTCGTATACACAATCGAAAAACCAAAATCGTCGCCCGCTCCCCAAGTAAACGGGACCGTTCCACCGTCGCCCCAATAGTTGGGAGTGTTCCCTATGTACCAGATCGCCAATGTCGTTGACGTTCTAATGACAGGAATTCCAACATAAGTGTCGCCCAAACTGCTGTCATAAGCGTTCACAGTCCCAAACGCACGGAAACCACGATCACCGCTCGTATCGCCTGCGACCGGCAACGATATTTCCATCCGTGCCGAAACGCTTGATATGTAGGTCGTTTGAAATCTAAAAAATACCAAATCGTTGAGCGTTGCATATTCGGCAGTAGGTCCGCTAGCGACTGTGAAATTAGTAATGGTCGGTGTGTAACCCGTCCACTCACCGATAGTGCCCGCGCCTGTCCCCAACTTCGTCTGTACCGCTTCCATCGCGTCGTTAATGTTCGCGTGCTGCGCAGCGTGGGACGGAGAGTCCAACGTCGATGACGACGACGGATTAGTGAAACTATCTAACGAGCCGGGGAAGTTGGTAGCCATACCTGTGTCATCCTAACGTCATCCCGTACTCGGGTCGCCCGTTGTAGCGTAGTAGACCGGCGTCGTATGTGAACGTTGCGTCGTCGTAGGTGTCAAGTGTGCCGCCCAACACACCGAGGATCGGGTCGTCGAGCAGGAACGCGCACGTGTATTGGATCGGGTAAAACGACAGTGTGACGCGCACGTCATCGGGTGTTGCGTCGATTCTGCGGCCCCAAATTATGACCGGTTCGGTAATAGTGGTCGCGGTGCCTGCCGGGGTGAATTCGACCGTGGCGACCTGCCACATCCCCGAAAACGTGTCGAGTAGTTCGGCCCATGCCTGCTCAGACGCCGACGACGCACCGACTGCGGCGTCGCACATTTTCGACGTCACTTGTAATTGTTGCACCACAAATTCGGATCGGCTGCGAGCGTTCGCGTAGCGTTCCGCAATGCGTTGTGCCTGACCGTCTGCGCCACCTTCGACGGCAAGACCATCGCTCAACATGATGTCGGTGTACGTGATTGCACGTTCACCGTAAAGACTTTCGGCATCAGTGTTTGTCACTTCCGCAGTGTGCGTTGACGAGCCCGTGAACTTCGCTGCGACGCCGGTAATTTTCGCTTTCGTTATTAGTTCGTCAACTGTCCACCCGCGCTGCAAATTACGGAACGGCAATTCACCTGACGCTGTGTTTTCAGCGAACTTGTATGTGTACCGTGTTTCAGTCACAAGACTGTGACTCATCGAATAAAACTCGTACCGTGCGGTGGTGTATTGCGGAACTGGGAACGTCGGTCCGCTTGCGTAGATTCGGGTCGGCCATGCCACAGCCGGACCGAACGGCATCACCGCAGTCTGCAACCAGTCAGACGCGACACGCTCATCACCAGTGACATATGGGTCGGCACCAGTGTCGGCATCTGTACGCAACGGGTACTCTTTCACGAACGTGAATTTGTACTGCAACCCCCATTGTGGCATCGGTACACCAGAGAAATCCAAAACCGGTCCGCTGCCGAAATCAACGAGCGTTCGGTCGAACGTGAATGTGATCGCGTCGCCGACTAGCACGCTGAACCCGTATTCTGCCTGTTGTGTTTGGACGGCGCGCCCGCCGACAGTCATAAAATCGTTTCCGCGGATCGTCACAAAACTGTTTACACCGTCGTCGTCGAGTTCGAAATCGGTAAGTAAACCGTGAAAAATTGTGGCGGTGTGCGCGCCGACGGTGGCGTCGATAAATATTGCTTTGCTGTGCCAGTCCCACGACGAGTAGGTCGACCCGCCGCCGGGTGTTAACGCGCCGTCGGTGTTATCTAACGTGATGCGGCATTGTGCGGCACCTATTTCGCCGATGTCGGCGGCTAGTTCTGTGCTTAGTCCCATTGTGCGATCCGTGAAATCGACCGGGGCCTGCACACCGGGCACCTCTAGGTCACCGATTTTTACGGTGACCGCTGTCGAGATTGTCACGCGCGCACCTTGTCAGTGACCGGGATCGGCAGCGTGCCCGTGTTCCGTGCATAACGGCGGATAGCGCGCACCACGTCGGCGCCGTCCGATCCGGCGGGCATGTTAACGGTGACGTTAACGCCGCCGCCGACACCGAGGCGATGATTAGGAACGATGTTCCCGGCGGTGTGCGGCATGAATAGTTCGGGGCCTTGCTCGCCGACAATGTACGGTGTGTTTCCTTTTACGGGTCCGCCTCGTGCTAGGCCGGGAATGTATGGGATGTCGAATCCGGGGGTGAGGTCGACACCGCCGACGGGGATGCGTTGGATAAAATCGCCGATTTTGCCGAAATCGCCGCTCGTGAATCCGCCGGTCAGGTCTTTTGCGGCGTTTTTTCCTGCCTGTTTAAAAGCGTCGCCGAGGCCGTCGACGATCGCCTGATATATTTCGTAGTTGACCCGTAGTAGCGCGGGGGCGAGTTCTGTCACAAAAGCGTTCGCAAAATTGTTTGACAGGTCCTCGGCAGCGTCGCCGGTCGCCTCTTCTGATTCGGTGCCGTTAATCCACGACCACAGCGAATCGACAAGGCCCGCCATCGCATCGCCAAACGCCGGTCCGAGGTCATCGCGGATATAGTCAGCGACGCTATTCATCCATTCGGCAAGTTGTTTAGTCGCGTCGGCGCCGTCGGTGTTAATCCATTCCCACAACGCCGCGGCCAATTGTTCCGCTCTCGTTTTCAGGTATGGCAACGCGGTGTCGGTAAACCATGCCCCGACCTTGCCGAGCCATTCCGCGAGTTTCTTAATTGTGTCCCACCCGTCGGTGGTCACCCATTCCCACAGGGCGGCGGCCCATTCGGCGGCTTTTGTGCCGAGGTACGGCAACGCGGTGTCGACAAACCATGTGCCGACAGCGCCGAGCCATTCCGCAAGTTTCTTGATGGTGTCCCACCCGTCGGTCGTGACCCATTCCCACAGGGCGCCGCCCCACTCGGCGGCTTTCTCGCTGAGATACGGCAGGCCTGTGTCGATCATCCACGCGCCGACTGCCTGCGCCCAGTCCCACAGTTTGGCTACGGCTTCTTTAGCGCCGTCGACGATCCACCCGCCGACGAGTTTCAACACGCCTAAAAGGCCGTCCTCTTCGAACGTGTCGACGAGAGTTTGCAAACCGGGCACCACGGTGTCGAGCACGAAATTTGTTAGCCCTTCGAACGCGGGCAGTAACGCGGTGCCTAGTTGCTCGTTAATTTGCGAAAAAGCGACTTTGATGCGGTCGCTTGCGTTAGCGGTTGCGAGCGCGGTGCCGCCGACCTGATTTTCGATTTCGTCGAGAATCAAGTCTTGCGCGGCGAGCAGGTCGCCCGATTCGACGAGCGTTTCGATCAGTTCTTTTTGTTGCTCGGTGAATGTGACACCCGACCGGGCAAGTGCGCTGATGCCTTTGATCGGGTCGTTTAGTGCTTTTCCGAGTTGTTTTGCGTTGTCGGTTGCCGACCCGAAACCCGCTGCGGCCATGTCAAGCGTTAACTGCGTCGCCCGGTCAAACGCGCCGCCTACCTCGTCAGCAGACCCGGCAAGGTTCCCGAACGTCAGCAGGAGCGCTTGCGATTCTTTGATCGTGTTTTGATTGACGCCGGTTAGCCGTGCCTGCTCATTAGCGAGGCCGACAAGCCGGTCGGTGACGTCGCTTGTCGCGTCACCAAATAGGCTCATGCTTTCGGCAATTTGCGCGATGCGCGCATTTGACGTTGCGGCGGTTTCTGCCGCGTCGAACGCGGCTTTTCCGAGGGCGACCGCCCCGGCGACGGCGGCACCCGCACCGATCGCAGCGACCTTGCCTAGTTTCGTGAACGCTGCACCGACCGACGACCCGAATTTCCCGACGTCTTTTTGCGTGTTTTGTAACGTGCGACGTAACGGTGCTGCGTTGCCCGTGATCGGTATCGAAATGCTTTTAGCCATCAGCGCAGTTTGTGCCGTTTCGTCAGTTCGTCGATTCTGGCCTCGTATAGCCGCACAAGGTCGGCACGACGAGGGTCTAACGCATCATAGACGAACGGTTGCGGGCGGATGCGACGAGCAGGCCATCCGAAATGGATCGGACCGGCATATGGGACACCGCCGCCGAATCCGATACGTACCCGACCGCCTGACTGCACAGCCCGCCCGACGATGCTATTACGTAGCCGCCCTGATCGTGCCGGGGAAAGTTTGCGGGCTTCACGAGCGACAATTTCGGCGGCTTCAAGGTGTGTCGGCTTCATTGCCGTTTTTGTGTCGTCGCCGAGCGCCCGCGCCGCACGGTTAAATTCGCGTAGGCCTTCTATGCCTTGTTTCCCTGCCCGGTTCTCAATTCGGAACCCGACGACGCCGTTAGCCATGTTTCCGCTTCGCCTGTCTCGCTTGCTCTTTTAGTTGCCGCATCATCGCTTCGACGATGATCGGCGGTGTGTCGAGTAGGTCGCGGGGCGAAATACCGGTCGCAAGTGACAGCGACGCGATTTGTGCGGCTATTCCGCCCCGGACGTAGGGACCGGCGCATTATCTATGTCAACCGACACCACGTCTTTGCGCCATTGGTCGACCGGTTTCACCACGTTTCCGGCGTTTTTCTCGGCGATCCATCCGAGCAACGCAAGGTGCGTGAGTTTTACGTTCGACTCGGAAAACGCGACCGGTACCCCGATTTTGGCGATTTCTTCGAATTCGCACAGACTGTTCAGGTCGAGATCGTAGGTGCCCTTAGATCCGTCGCGTTTCGCGACGGATACCCTAAACCCGAACACGGTTTACGACGTCGCCCGGACGAGGGTACCGCCGACGAGTTCAAGGCTGAACGTGCCTAACTCGCCGGGTGCGCCTGCGTTAATCGGCTGATATGACGCGACGAGCGCGTCGCTGACCGTAAATGTCGGATTTTCGGTGGCGACCGCTGCCGATGTCGGCTGCAGAATGTAGGTCGTGGTCGTGCCGATCAGCGCTTCAATGGTCGGGTCGGATTCGCCGGTCGCGAAATCCTGTTGCAGTTCGATCGTCGCCGAAATGTTTTCGAGACCGCCAACGTACTTGTGCGCGGTGTCTGACATTGCGGTCACTTCGATTTGGTCTGCGTCGTGATTCAGAACGGCGCCCATCGTCCGGTCGGAAAGGTCGACAGAGTTAATCGTGAACTTTACGTCGGTGTAGACAATTTGAGCCATGTTTTAGTCCTGTTCTGTTTTCTGTGCCTTGCGGCGCGGTTTCTGTTCGCTGTCGGCCTCGGTTGCGGTGTCGACCTCGGCAATGTGATTTGCCGCGAGCAACGCCCCAATATTAGCCCCCGGCAGGTCGTCGGCGGTGACGATCGCGCCGATGTCGTGCCCGAGGCGATTTGTAACGATTCGGTATGTCATGGGTTCACCATCACTCTTGTGTCAAATTCGGCGCCGAGGAACACGTCGTCGCCTGCTAATACTTGTCCATAGTTAGCACATCGGTCGACTACCGAGTCGGCAGCGACACCGCCGAGGGTGCGGTCGGCTCGGATTAGCGCGTCGATACTGTCGGGACCGTGCACGAACACGTCGAGCGCGTCGGCGGCGTGTTCCATGTCGAAACGTTGCACGAGTACTTGAATTTTGAATTCAAACGTGGTCAGGCCTTGCCCGATCATCGCGCCGTGATATGTCGCCGGGTTGTCGCCGGGCACGAGCACAGCGCACGGGGTCGTATACACGTCGGGAACCTGCGTGTAGACGACAGTCAAATTTGCCGATGCTGCGAGCGTGTCAGCGAGCCCGCTTTTAACTGTTCGGTAGTCGGCCACAGTCAGCCGACCCCGAACAATTTGACGCCTTGTAGCAACGCGGCGACGTCCGGGTCGGTGCGTGAAATACGGACGGGCCCAAATTCTGAAATAGCGCCCGCCTGAAATCCGAGCGGTGACGCTTTCCGTTGAAATAGGCGACACGACATTAACAGCGCCGCCTGTTTAATGTTCGCGGGGACAGCGGCGGCGTAACCGAACACGCCTGTGATTTCCACGGTTGGACGTCCGTACAATGACAGCGGCCATCCACGGTTAACGTTCGTCAGGGTGCGGAACGGCGCGTCGTTACCGACTGCCACGAAATCGGTTGTGATCGTTAACGTCGTTTCGAATGTGCCGTCTTGATCCTCGTCGGTTTTAACGGTCAGCCCTGACGTCACGGATGTGAGGTCGTCGATGTCGAGCGTGGACGCGGTACGCGGTATATATGTGCGTGTTGATGACGCGGCGACGAACGTGCGCCCTGTGTAGTTGTCGACGAGCGCTTCGGCGGCGGCGATTGCCGCGTCGATCGCGTCATCGTCGGCGGTAGCCGCGACCGGTATGCCGAGAGACGCTTTTACGTCGGCGCGGGTTGTGTAGTTGCTCACCGCTTCGCGGTCCGCTTGCGCGGTTTCGAGATTTTACGCG